CTTTTTGATCACATGGGGATCTGGGTGAATGGCGAGCTCACGGCGTCGTTGAACGTGAACGCTCTTCCGTTCCGGATGTATACCCGGGTATGGAACGAGTTTTTCCGGGATCAGGATTTCCAGAATCCCGCGACGATGGATACGGATGACGGTCCGGACGCTCCGGCGGACCAGGTGCTTCGGAAGCGTAACAAGCGGCAGGATTACTTCACGACGGCGAGACCATGGCCAGAGAAGCCTTTGAACATCCAGGACTTTTCGACGCTGGAGGCGACGCGCCCTGGTGGGCGTTATACCTCGCCGACCGCTGGCGTACCGGTTACTGGGCTTGGCGTTACGGATGGGGCTGCCCCTACGGCGGGCGCTATTACGCTCCGCTATTCTGGCGGACGTGCAGAGGCCCTGACGGAAGCGTTCAAGTCGGAGGACGATGCCTTCCGGATGTCGGTTGGAGCGTTGAATACGCCCAACGTTCGCGTGATGGTGAACGACATCCGAACCGGCGTGATGGTTCAGCGGCTCCTTGAAATCAACGCCAGGGGAGGGACCCGGTATGCGGAGCTCGTTCGAGCGCAATTCGGTGTTACTTCGCCGGACTCACGGCTGCAGCGGCCGGAGTACCTTGGAGGAGGTCGGACATACGTCCATGTTCAGGCGGTCGCGCAGACGAGCGCGACCGAGATCGAGGGTTCGACGACGGTTCTTGGGGAGCAAGCCGGGATTGGCACAATCCAGGCTACTAATCATGGGTTCTCGCAGAGCTTCACAGAGCATGGTTACATCCTTGGGCTCATTAACGTCCGATCTGAGCTCTCGTACCAGCATGGTGTGCGCCGGATGTGGTTCCGGCGTACCCAGTTCGATCATTACACGCCTGCGTTTGCGTATCTCGGAGAGCAGGCGATCATGCGCCAGGAGATTTGGTGCGATGGTACGTCGGCTACTGCTGGCAACGTGGCGTGGGGTTACCAGGAGCGTTGGGCTGAGTACAAGAGCCGGGTGAACGAGGTCACTGGGATGTTCCGGTCGAATTCGAGCGCGCCGTTGGATATGTGGCATTTCGCGGAGGAGCTCTCCGGTTCGGTCGCGCTCAACGGGACGTTTATTGAGTCGTTTTCTCCGGTCGATCGTGTGTTGCAGAGCTCGACGGTCGGAGGTCAGCAGTTCCTCTTTGATTCTTTCTTCGAAGCGACGTGGGTTCGCTGTATGCCCATGTTCTCGATTCCGGGGGGACCCGGTCAGCCGAGGTTGTAGGTGAGGCTTCGTGTAGGGGGGCAGGTGCCGCCCCAGTTCATGCCGCATTCGGCGTTTTCGATGGCGCAGCAGGCGCCGAACGAGCGTCCTGGTGGTTGGCTCGGCACGCTGGGTGATATCGCGCAGATCGCGGGGCCGATCATTCAGACGGCGGTCTCTATCCGCGAGGCTCAGAAGCAGCGCGATTGGGAAGAGCGTATGAGCTCGACGGCTCACCAGCGGGAGACGGCGGACATGTTGAAGGCGGGTATCAACCCGCTGGTCCGTGAGGGGTCTGGGGCGTCGACCCCAGGAGGCTCCATGCCGAGCATCGCTGATCCGTTTTCGGGTCTAATGTTGGTGGCTCAGATGCGGCAGATGGAGGCGCAGACGCGTAATACGGATGCGCAGACTGGCGCGATTGTTCAGGATACGAAGCAGAAAGGCGAGTTGTTTGGGACCCAGGTGAAGAAGCTTGGGTTTGAGACTGACATCGCGGATATGACGGCGCAGGAGCGCCGTCGGTTGTTGCCTACTGTTTTGGCTCGTGCGAAGGCGGACATCGATCAGATGACGAGCTCGGCCCGGGCGTTGAAGGCCCGGGCTATGTTGGATGAGGCGGCCCGTACGGGCGCTCTTAATCGGAAGGCGTTGGAAGAACTTCTAGGGAAGTCGTCTCCTTCTATTCGTCTCCTCATGGAGATTGTGAGGTCACTGCGATGATTGAAGAGCGGATGTCTCCTCGGGCGTATCACGAGGAGTTTCGGGTTGAAGCCCACAAACCTGTGGGGCTTCGTGGTTATGATGCTCGGGCGCTGTCGCTCGAGCTCGTGGTTCCGAACGATGGTGTTTCGCCCGTGCAGCAGCACGAGGCGGAGAAGGTGGATATCAACTTCATCGTTCGTCGTTTCGCGACTACGGGGGATGCCCCGATGACTCGTCGCGAAGGCTTGTACGGTGATTTCTCTGGGATCACTGATTACGAGTCCGCGCTGCGGAAGGTGACCGAGGCTCGGGAGGCCTTCATGCAGCTTCCAGCGGATCTCAGGGAGCGTTTTCAGAACGATCCCGGTGAGTTGCTCAGACGTTTGGATGAGCTTGAGCGAGTGGAGGAATCGACCGAGCGTGTTGTCGCTGGCGGTGCCAGCGTGGAGCCTGTTGCTTAGACGCAACAGACTCCCCCTCCCGTCAGCGGAGGTTGTTGTTTCTTGCACAGCGTGCTGGCGGGCTCTGCCCGCCGAGACGCTTGCAGGCGGCCGGTGGGTTACCCTTCCCACCGGCCGGTTTTTTTGCTCCCTACGGAGCTCTGGTACCCATTTACGTACCTCATCGCGTGCGCGTGCGCACGTGGCTTTATCGCGTGCGCGCGTGCGCGCGTTGGTGTTTTAGTTGGGTTCCCCACTAATTACTATTTTCTTTCAGACTATACAGGTCTGTTATTTATTCCCCCCGCCCGCTTGCGGGAGGGGGGGAGGGGGGAGGGTAGCACACTGGTCCTCTAGATCCTCTGTGTGCTAGGTGGTACACAACCCCTTGTGTATCACTTGATCCTCGAGCGCAGCGAAGGGTATCTTGACGGGGTGGTTCAATACACCCCGTCTTTGGAGGATCGATGGCCCGCAGTGCGGTGAACAAGCGCAGCTCCACGAGGAAGTTCAACCGTCAGGCGAAGAAGACCCACCCTCTGAACGTGGCCCGTCCGGGCCGTGGTGGTTTCCGCCTGTGAGCTGCAACCGGCCCCTCGCTGCATGGCGCACGAGGGCCGGTGAGCTCTCTTTCTGGAATCGTGGTGATGGCCGTTTTCTGGAACTTCCGTGTGGGAAATGTCTCGGTTGCCTGCAGAGTAGGAACCGGGCGTGGTCGATCCGTATCGGTCATGAGGCGCAGCTTTACGAAGAGAATAGCTGCGCGACTCTCACGTATGACGACAAGCATCTTCCGAGGCTGGCGTCTTTAGATTATTCGCACTTTCAGGATTTCATGCGGCGGTTGCGCCGCGAGCTCGTTGGAGTGACCGAGTTACCGGGTCGGGGGCGTCCGATCCGGTTTTTTGTTGCGGGGGAGTATGGGGCCAAGAACAAGCGGCCCCATTTTCATGCTATCCTTTTCAACGTACGTTTCCCGGATCTGTCGATGCAGAAGCCGGGGTATTTCACGTCTAAGAAACTGGACGAGTTATGGGGAAAGGGAGCATGTCTTATTGGATCTGTCAGTACGGAGACGGCGGCGTATGTAGCCGGCTACACTTTGGACAAGGTGTACGGTGTCTCCGGGGTGTCTCATTACGAGAGCGTGGACATGACGACGGGCGAGCTTTTGGGCGACCGTCGTCGTCCGTTTGTAAAGATGAGCAATCGTCCCGGCATCGGAGCGTGGTGGTTCGAGCGTTTCGGTGCCGATTTGTTCCCCTATGATCAGGCCGTGCAGGAGGGCGCGGCGTATAAGGTGCCCAGGTATTATTGGGAGCGGTTCAAGCGAACCGCTGATCCTGGGCTGGTTGAAGCTCTCGCGTACAAGCGAGAGTTGAAGGCGGCCGAGAACCCGGAGGAGTCTCGGCCGGAGAGGAGGGCGGTTCGGGAAGAACATGCCCGTTTGAGGATTCAGGCGTTTCGGAAGCGACCACTTTAAAAAGGGAGCGGAAGCATGGTACGGATGTATTCTCTTTTCGACCGCAAGATGCGGGAGTTTGGTGCAGTTTGTTTGGCGCCTACGGATGAGGCGTGCAAGCGAGCTCTGGTTGAGGCGTTCCGCGGTGGTCGTAATTCAACGATGTCGGTGTATCCGGAAGACTTTGACCTGCACTGTGTTGGTGCGTTCGATGAGTCGTCCGGGAAGGTGTTTGCGGCGTCGGATGGGACGTTCATCATGACGCTTGAGGAGCTCGTCCGCTCGGCGGCCCGGCCTCCGGTGGCCGGTGTCGGGATGGCCACCCAGAT